CTACATTCGCAAAAACGCGCGATCATTCACTTCTTAACGTGCGAACTAATGCTCAATACGGCGATTTCACTGGTATTGGTTCCTATCAGGATGCTCTCAACCGTGTTATATCTGCTGACGCGGCCTTTATGGATTTACCTTCTGCTATCCGCGCTCGCTTCGGTAACGATCCTCAACAACTTCTCAATTTCGTCCAGGACGACGCTAACTATGATGAAGCCGTAAAAATCGGTCTCATCTCTAAAAAATCTGACGTAGACGACTTATCCCCGCCTGATTCGCCTCCACAATCGAAATCAGGGGGGGGTAAGTCCGTGCCCGCTACCCCTGCTACAAAAAAATCTTCCTCGCTTAAAACAAAGCTTTCTGAGCTTTTAAACGATACCTCAATCGAGGAGATTTAGCACAGTAACCTACTTGATGTAACTGTGCTAGGTGACAGCAACCCTATCAACCGACTGTGAGGTAATGAAAATATGAAAATGCGCCGTCATAAGGTAAAACACAAAAAACGGGCTGCCAAAAAATTCGGCAAATCCGTTCATCGTACTAAAAAAGCTAACATGCGCTCTTCTCCCATGCGGGGCGGCTGGCGCTTCTAAAAATACAATCCCCCCGGTTGGCGCCGGGGGGTTCTTTAATCCTAATCCTGTGGGGATATATGGGCTGCTATTATCCCATGAAGGGCTATATGCGTCAAGATTCTTCTGGCGCTCGCAAATTCACTATGTCCTCGCCCCGCTCTGGCTATGACTATCAAAAACAAACGGTTCCCTGTGGTCAATGCGTTGGCTGTCGCCTTGAACGCTCTCGGCAATGGGCTGTCCGCTCCATGCACGAAGCTTCTCTCTATTCTAAAAATTCATTTATCACCCTTACCTATTCTGATGAATATCTACCTCTTGGCAATTCTCTCGATTACACACACTTTCAAAATTTTATGAAGCGCCTTCGCGCTTCCGCTATTGGAAGTGACCCGGTGGTCACTTCCGATGGCATTACTTCCTATCCAATTCGCTTCTATATGGCTGGTGAATACGGCTCTCTTAACGGCCGTCCACACTTTCACGCCTGTATATTCAATTATGATTTCCCTGACAAAACTCTCTGGATGACTTCCCCTTCTCGTGAAAAACTCTATCGCTCTAAAATTCTCGAATCTCTGTGGCCTTTTGGTTACAGTTCTATCGGTGATGTTAACTTCAAATCTGCCGCTTATGTCGCTCGCTATATCATGAAAAAGATTACTGGTTCTCAGTCTCAAGACCACTATCAAGGTCGTACTCCTGAATTTAATAAAATGTCTCTTAAGCCAGGTATCGGTGCTGGCTGGTATGATAAATATTCTGCTGATGTTTTCCCTCACGACTACGTTATTGTTAATGGAAAACCCTGCAAACCTCCCCGTTACTATGACAAACTATATGCTGTCGATACTCCCTTTGGATGGGATGACGTACAATTCGAACGCTTCCTTACCTCTCAAAAACGTCTTGACGATAATACTGATGCAAGACTAAAGGTTAAGGAGACTATTACTCTACGCCGTCTTGACATGTTAAAACGTAAAATTTAGGGGATTCTATATGATGTACAAACTTCTCGCTGTTCGTGATTCTGCTCTCAACGCTTTCGGTCGTCCGTTCGTTGCTCCTGCTACTGGCGCTGCTGTGCGCTCCTTCAATGATGAGGTAAATAATCCTCAATCTGACCTATTCAAACACCCTGATGACTATGAACTTTACGAGCTGGGCGAATTCGATGACTCTGATGGTACTTTCCATCTTCTACCACAACCTAAATCAATCCTTCGCGGCAAGGATGTTAAAAATCCTGCTGATACTAAAAAACTATCTGCTATTAAATAATTCAACTTAGGGCGGGGAAACCCGCCCTTTCCTTATGGAGGCTCTATGATACCTAATCATCGTAATGACACCGTGATGACACACCAATTCTCTATGATTCCGCGCTCTGATATTCCACGCTCAAAATTCGATCGTGTCTCTGGTCACAAAACTACTTTTGATGCCTCCTATCTCGTCCCTGTCTACGCCGAGGAGGTTCTTCCCGGCGATTCATTCAATGTCAATATGACTGCTTTCGCTCGTCTCGCTACTCCTATATTTCCTATTATGGACAATCTCTTTATGGAGTCTTTCTTCTTCTTTGTTCCTAACCGCCTTGTGTGGGAACACTGGCAAAATTTTATGGGTGAACAAGCTAATCCTTCTGACTCCATTGACTACACTATCCCTCAACAAGTCTCTCCTAATGGCGGCTATGCCGTCAACTCTCTACAGGACTACTTTGGTCTTCCTACCGCCGGACAAATTACCGGCTCTAACAACGTCTCTCATTCTGCGCTCTGGCTTCGCGCTTATAATCTCATCTGGAACGAATGGTTCCGTGATGAAAATCTTCAGGATTCTGTTACTGTCGATACTGGTGATGGCCCTGATACTGTTTCTAACTATGTCCTTCTTCAACGTGGTAAACGTCATGACTATTTTACATCTTGTTTACCTTGGCCTCAAAAAGGCAATAATGCCGTTACTATTCCTCTTTCTGGTACTGCCCCTGTTGTTACTACAGGTACTGACTTTAATCTGACTGCTTACGGTTCTGGCACTCTTTCTAATCAAACTGCTAGCGTTGCCGCTGGTACTGGCGGTCTTTATACTATTGCTGGCGCTGCTACTGGTCTCGGCTTCGGTACTCAATCTGGTCTTGAAGCTAACCTTGCTGAAGCTACTGGTGCTACTATCAATCAACTTCGTCTTTCCTTCCAAACTCAAAAATTACTCGAAAGGGATGCCCGTGGCGGTACTCGTTATACAGAAATTCTTCGTTCGCATTTTGGCGTTATTTCGCCTGATGCTCGCCTTCAACGTCCTGAGTATCTTGGGGGCGGCTCTACTCCGGTCAACATTAATCCTATTGCTCAAACTTCCGCTACTGGTCTTACTGGCGGTGATACTCCTCAGGGTAACTTATCTGCTATGGGCACTGTCCTCGCTAGGGGCGGTAATGGATTTACTAAATCCTTCGTCGAACACGGTACAATAATTGGTCTTGTTTCTGTTCGCGCTGATTTGACCTATCAACAAGGTCTACGCAAAATGTGGCAACGTCTTACTCGTTATGATTTCTACTTCCCTGCATTTGCTATGCTCGGCGAACAAGCCGTTCTTAATAATGAAATCTACGTTACTGGTACTTCTACTGACACTGAGGTCTTTGGTTATCAGGAACATTGGGCTGAATATCGCTACAAGCCCTCTATGATTACTGGTCTGTTCCGTTCCTCTTCTGCTGATAACATTGACGCCTGGCATCTCTCACAATATTTCACTACACTTCCGACACTTAATTCTACTTTTATCACTGATGCTTCAAACTCTGTTGTCGAACGTGCTGTCGCAGTCGGCGACTCTGCTAATGGTCAACAATTTATCTTTGACTCTGTATTTCATGAACGTGTCGTTCGTCCTATGCCTATGTATTCTGTTCCCGGCTTAATCGACCACTTTTAAGGGGTCTTTATGTCTTCTATATCTTCTATCGGTGGTTCACTTATATCTGGCGTCTCTAATCTCATTGGTGGCCAACAACAACAATCCTCAGCTCAGTCCTCTGTTAATCAACAGGAGGCTTATCAATCTAATGAGGCCGACACTACTTTCCAGCGTACTACTGCTGATATGAAAGCTGCTGGCCTTAATCCTATGCTCGCTTATCAGGAGCAAGATCCTTCTCCTACTGGTGGCTCTATCTCTACTTCTAATATTCTCGGCAATGCTATGAATGCCGGTATCTCTAACTATTCTGCTCTTCAATCTGCACGTCAAACTGACCCTCAAATTGCTTCTACTTCCGCTTCTACTGATTTAACTAAAGCTTCTATTCCTAATGCTGCTGCTCAAGCTAACTTAACTCAAGCTCTTACTGCTAAAGCTGCTGCTGATACTACTTCTGCTCTCTCTTCCTCTAAAGTCGCTAACGCTCAAGCTGACAAAATTACTTCTGGTTCTCTCATGTCCGATGTTATCGGCTCTAATGCTGCTGCTAAAACTTCTCAATATCTCAATTCTGCTATGGACTCTGTCACTAATAAAATCTCTGACCTTATTACTCAGGTACGCTCTAATTCTGCTTCTGCTCTTCACATGATGAACAAACCTGCGTCCGCAACTGCTAACGCTATTCATCGTGGTCTCGATGCTATATCTGATGTTCCTCCTGTCAACCTTCCTACTCAATAGGCTCTTTATGGAAAAACCTTTCCTTCGTACTCCTTACAACTATGATCGTTCTCTCGTTACCGACCAAACTGGTCTACACTGCGAGGATCCTTCACTCGCTCAACAACAATTCAAACACGACTCTGATCCAAACACTATTATCGCTACATTC